CAAAACTCGGGGATTTTAACGTGACCCGTACACATCACGCGTTTACATAAGGCGGGAAACGAACACCTGTCATTTTTCTTTTCTTTTCTAGATAAAACGCAAGCAAGATTAGTAAAACATATCGCGAGTAGCATTAGCTATGGAGCTGATCCCGCCGGCGAACATGCCAGCAGGGCCAGGAAGCACGCTTAAAGCACCACTAAACTGCGCAAGACCTTTGAGAAGCATTTCCCAAAAGCCAGCATTCATGTAGACAGGGACAGCGATGGGCATGGTCATAACCATGCGAGCATAAGTCTCAAGCGCTAATGGATCATGAAGAGGGCTGGCACGAGAGTACTCGTACAGATTAGAAGAAGTGTTAGGCTGGTACTCAATACAAGCCCAGGTACGAATAACAAAATTATTGAGGACAGCGGTCGGTGGGATTTTGATAATAATAGACTCAAGATCACCAAGACCGACGAATTGGCTATTAAGATAGAAGAACTGGGATGTGTCGGGGTTAGTAGCGCTGCGGGCCATAGACTGTTGTCCGTCAACGGTAATAGGAGTAAACTCCCATTTGTCAGTGCGACTAGCAGCAACAGAGTACACGCCCTGATTGGACGCGCCAACGAAAACATCCTGATTATTACCTAGATTAATGGATGCGGTACCTTCGATATTGGGGCGTTTGGACCACTGACCGACGAGAAAGTCGCCAGAGGTTATGGGAGCCTTCCAACACGATATACTACCGGCCCAGGTCATAGAATTGGACGTCGAAACCAACTCAATACCAGTGGACACGTAGCGAAATGAAGTAAAATTGTCAGCTTCGCCGGATACACCCGCAGCGAAACCAGGGAACATATTCTGGAAATCGGTCGTGTTGCCGAGTGGGGCTAGTTGAACCCCGGTGGCGCCGGGAACTACGGCGCCAACGTTGTTCGCCCCTATCCACGCGGCAACCCCGGGTGTCGGCATGACAACAATGTATACATCTTGCGTGGTACTATTGGAAGTACCTATGGTGAAATGAGTACGTTTAACTAGAGTGCGGCCAGTAAAAGTATCGGGAACACCCCCAGACATGTCAAAGTTGAAGTCGGGGGCAGCGAACGCACATTTAAGAAATCCAAGACCACCTGGAGTGCTAGCCAGGGGTCGTTTGCGACGATTAAGGGCCATTGCGCGAGACCCGCGCACGGCGACGGTTTGAACGGGTCGAACCTGCTCCACTAGAACCCGACGCGGAACTCGAACGCTGCGAGGAATGTTGCGGCGACGGCGCCGGCGTGTCGTTGTTTGCGTTACGAGGGTCGTGGCTCGGGGGAGGGGTTGCGGCCGGTTGTTTGGCAGCAGCACAAGCTGCCGGCTGGCTGGGTAAGATCGGCTCATCTTCAGGCATTATTCGAGGGGACCCAGGGGGCCAAAATAGTTCACCACCGATGACAGCGGCGGTGACCACTTTTGGTCCTAAATCAAAAATGTTAACGGGGAAGTCGTCGAAGTCGAGGGCATCATCGATGAGTCCGCAGTAGGTGAAGAGCTCGGAAGCACTAACACCGAGTTGGTCTGCGGCGATGGACCAACAAAGGTCATGGCGGAGGGACTGCTGAGGAAACTGGTTGGTATATTGGGCGAACCAAAGATCGTCGGTGCGAAGCAAATTATCGTAACGGACAGTATTAAGGCCAGCAGTAAGCTCAAGAACCTTCCGCGCCCAATGCGAGATAAACGGGGTTTGGGCATCAGTAACAATGAGCCCTTCAGCACGGCGCCTGAGCGCGATGTGGGAGGGGACGGTATCAGGGGCGCAAGAGAGATGGAGCCTGCGGACCTGTCGTTGAACATCGATGATAGAATTAGGAGTTGTCCAAGGATCCAAGTAAATGCGACCAAGGAAGGGTACTGGGGAATTGGGTAAGACAACGTCGGCTTTGAGGGTCAAGCCCATAAGCTCAGCGACGTGGCGATAATTACGGGGTGAGATGTTGACTGTTAAACCATCATCACCACCGTAGAAGCCGAGAGAAGACCAAGATTGTGCGGGTGACAAACCGCCGTTGCGAAGTGCAACGTAGGCAATCAAGGCGTTATCAAAAGAGTTGAACGAACTCGTGTCACTCGAACCGGATAAGCGGGACGAGCCGGTGTTATAGAATACACCGTGGCGCGTAACTGCGGGCCGATTGTACTGAGATGTGATCAATTCATCCCATTCGGCATGATGCGCAGGGGCAAAGAACATGCGCCCGAGTTGTTGCTCAAACTCCACAAGTTGGGTGGAGTGGGTGCCGTCAAAACTCGAAAAGTCAGTGGGAATGACTGTGTTGGCTCCACGTATCAGATCATGAACGCGATTGGCGATGGCGAGCGGCTCGCGTCCGAAGGCATACCAATCACAACGTTTGAAAAGTTCATTGGTGATGGAATAGATGAAAGTTCCATACCGTAAGCGGTGATCGGCGTTAGTGGTGGAGATATTCCGTGGGTATTTAATGTCAGGATAGGTTTCGGCCTTTTGGAAGGATTTAACCACAAATTTAAAAAGATACGCAAAAGGTTTCGCAGCGTCACACGCAGCACGTTGCGTAGGGCGATTTTGGCGCTCCTCAACCTCTTCGAAGGTCCAGGGAGCTCCAGTGTGGCGAAGTTCAATGGGTATCAGTTTGTCCAAAAACTCATTGGCGCAGCGATGGAAGAATGTCGGCCAGGGTTTGCTAGGGTTCTTAATTCGTTCAACCCGGTTCTCAATGCAAGTGACATCGTTATTGTAGGAGCGGCAAGGAGCCACATTACCAGTGCAAAACTGCGGCCCGACGACCCGAGCGGTGGGTTGACCATCGTCGTAAGTCATTGGGTCAATCGTCTGGTAATTGACTTTGTCAGCGGCTTTGGAAGTGTCAGCGACCACGGTGACTTTGAAAAAGTCACGACAGTGGGCGAGGACATCATGCAAAAGAGGTGAAACGAGATGACAATTGGCGATCTTAGCCGTAGTCAAAACACGTTCAACATCACCAATGTTTGGGGCTTTGGAAACGTTGCAGCGAATGAAACAAGCTGCAAACACGGCCTCAGGAATGTCGATTTGATCGCGCCAATGGGCACGCCCAACGGATAACCGTAGAACGTTGCCCTCATGATAGCGAGAGATGTTGACAGGGCCATAACTAAAAGTCCTTCGAGCAAGGCGATGACCAGGTAAGAGCCAGCCCAGTGGTCCGTAGATCTTAGCAACTGGAAACAAACCAATAATGCGACGAGTGGGGTCGTTAGTTTTGACCCCCTCGACCATGTAGATGATCGAGCCCCACCAGTAATCGAAGATGAGGCAATCATGGTTGTAATCCCAGAGCATATGTGAATACGTCGCGCCACCGTTCACGGTCACATAGACAACATCCGACGCGATAGTGAATGTTGCGTCGGGCAGTGGCCCGGCTACGGAACGGGGAACGAATGTATACATGAGGATTGGCAAAGCGAATTTGGCGTAATGGTGCATGTCGCAATAAAAGTCGACATCCATGAACTTGAGGATGTGACGGGATGTAATGGGATCATTGCGGTAGTCCATCGCCATGTCTTTCGCAAAGTGGTAAAGGCGTGAACCGCAGTTGGAAACAGCGGTGTCACGGGAGGACATTGACACGGAATAAGGTACATAACCAAAAGAGGTTATGAGGGAGTCGAGGGCATCGTTGGCATTGGTGCGGTCGAGGGCGGAGGTCGGGTGGCTATGACCTGGCATCTCTCGACTTCTTCTTTGGATATCCATCCGACGGAAGTCCTTGCGTAGCGTACCGAGGCGATTTGAGATGCGACACCGGGAGATAAGCCACGACATAAGTCGTGTGCCAATCGTGCGGCGGAGCAAATCGCGGGTTCGACGATAGGCGCATGGGGTAAAGTAAACCACAATACCAACGGAAGTCATTACGACCAGACCCTTTGCAGGGGTGCGGAGACTATCCAGACTCAACGCGACGGCCATAATTAAC